CGGCGATGCGATCCGCCACCTTGTCCGGGTGGCAGGGGTTTACTTTCTCGATCATTACTTTTCTCCGCTTGTTTATTTACCCCTTCGGGCAGTCAAAAGCCTTTCCATTACGTCATCTTGTGGGTTCGGACCGTTATAATCCATCGTGCAGTTTTCCTTAACCACCTGAAATATTTGCCCCCATGTGATTTGGGTTTGTTTCATGTAGTTCTGGCTCATGGCCACATAAGGACTTTGTATCGGAGCGTTTGATGTCGGATGCTTTCCCAGAAATCCGTATGTAGTAACAGCCTCCTCACACTGAACCCAACGGGCAACGCTCATCGCATATTGCTCGACCAATTGTGGATTGACCATTTTATCACAGCCGAGCTTTGTCAGCCATGTCCAAGTGCCTTTGAATATCTCCGCCGCGCACAGGGTCTTACCATCTCTCTGAACCGCAGAGAGGTATTCCTTCACAGGCGGCATATCCACGCCTTCAAGATCCGCAGCGCCCAGCGTCTCCGGTATATCCAGAACACCGAGCTTACGTCCACCGGGGTTACCCGCAGCTATTTTTTCAGCAAGCGGTTTTTTCTTTCTCCCGGCACCGACCCTTGCTCCTCCGCTGTTGTTGTTTCCAGCCATTCATTCTCCTCCATTTGATTTTTTATTAATTCCGTTTGATTTTAGCTGCTTTTGCTCTTTTTCTGCTTTTTCTCAGGCTTTTCAGGATAGTCGCTGTTCTTTAATAAATCAATGAAAGTGCTTTACCCACAAAGCTTTTCTCAGTTCTCTGGCAAGCCATTCGCATGGGGGGCTATACACCATTTGAAATCGCTTTTTTTCTGCGTGACAGCCTCGGGCGCTTCCAGTTATGGAAACATTTGGAGATGTAGGTGCCCCCTGGCCCCTCATTCAGTACCGTATCTATTCCTTTTTGTCAAATGGATTGAGGAATGATGGTGCTTGCAGAGACTGCACAGGTTTCCACAGTCGTGTGTTCCACCTGCACTCAGCTCAACCTTATGGTGAACAATATCAGCCGGGGTAAGTCTACCGTCTCTCAAGCACTCCTCACACAACGGGTGGTCTTTAATGTACCGGTCACGGATGCGCTTCCAGGCTTTATCGTATCTTTTATTTATCTCCGGGTCGCGCTGATATTGATTGTAGTGCCTGTCCATCTGCTTTTTGTGTTCAGTACAGTATTGCTCACCACTCTCAGAATACTTGCTGCAGCTGGAGTACGCACAAGGACGTCTCGGTTTGTATGGCATCGTTCTTCTCCTTGGTATAAGAAAAGCCTACACGGGATTTCTCTCTCGTGTAGGCTTAATAAATTTATTACTGTTATTAACTGGCTGGATTGTACGTACTGATCAAAATATATTTAAGCGGGAAAGCATATTGGTTGATTACCTGATGCCACATACCAGCAGGAACAAATATACCGTTGTTTTCAGTGATATAACTATCATACATTACTTGATTATTTTCATTGCCCATTATAACATGTCCCTGACCTTGTACTATATAAAATAGTTCATCCATATCAGGGTACATTGTCATTCTAATAAGCTCGTTAGGTTTCAAATTTCCCACATCTACATTCATGACTTTACTGGCCCATATATTTTTTAAATGTAAATCATTAAGTAAAGCTTCTCTTCTTAAGTCGAAAATATATGGATTACTTGTATCTACTTGATTATTATAAAAACTGTCATTGAACATTTATTGCCTCCCTTTAAGGTCTTAGTACATTGTACGTTTCTAAGCAAATAAATGCTAAATAAAGTACCGTTCAAGATATAAAAATATTAGAGCACTTGGTATAAGAAAAGCTCATGCAGGATGTGCCTGCATGAGCTCTTGCTTATTCTTCTTGCCCATTATAAGTTTATCATTGTTCGCGCGTACAATCAAGTTCACAGTTGTTCAATTCTTAGACAGCTTTTCATTTGTTGCCTTTACTGTTGTTTTTATGCTATTGATTGACAGGTTGTTATCATAATGATATAATAATTTTGTCATTATTAGAGTAATATTTTGTAACGTAGGATGCCAATAATTTAAAGTATGAGGCCAATATTATGAAAATTGTTGATTCACCAAAAGTTATTTGTTCGAATGAAGATTCAATCTTCGGTTATTTTGCATGGCCTACGGTTTGCCTACTACCAGGCGGATGTCTTGCCGTCGTATGTTCGGGTTTTCGGCTTAAACATGTCTGTCCTTTTGGGAAAGCAGTAGTTTCATATAGCCGGGACGAAGGCAAGAGCTGGACGCGGCCAGCACCGGTGATAGATACTCCGCTCGATGACAGGGATGCGGGGATATGCGCTTTTGGTAACAGGGTGATACTTACGTCATTTAATAATACGGTAGATTTTCAGAGAAGAATATTTATGAATACGGTTACCGAAAAAGGAAGTTCAACCGAAACCGAGTTGATTGAGGCATACTTGAAAAATATCTCAACCGAAGCAGAGAAAAAATACCTCGGATCGACATATAAAATCAGTGAAGACGGCGGATACAACTTTGGTGGACTGAAAAAAAGTCCGGTTACAAGTCCGCACGGACCCTGTTTTACACCGGATAAGCGGTTAATCTGGGTGGGCAGGCGTTTTTCTGACAACTCCGGTGTTACACAGATTCAGTGCTGTGTACTTGATGCGGATGATAATTTTATAATAATTTCGGAGATACCCGATGTTTCCGATGATTTTGGCGGGCTTTCTATGCATGAGCCACACGCAATATGTCTGCCGGACGGGACGATAGTTGTTGCTATACGGGTACAGCGCAATGGAGAGCACCGTGTATTTTCGACATATGTTAGCAGATCTGACGATGGAGGTATTAGTTTTAATATGCCGGTACGAGTTTTGTCTGTTCTCGGCGGTTCACCTCCCCACTTATTGCTTCATAGTTCGGGAGTCATAGTGATGACTTATGGTCATCGCGAGAAGCCTTACGGTATTCGTGCCGCGCTTAGCAGGGACAACGGAGAAAGTTGGGAGACAGACATTGTGCTAACAGATGATGCAACGAACATTGATCTTGGATATCCAGCCTCGGTGGAACTAGGGGATGGGAAGATACTGACAGTTTATTATGAGAATACCGGGCGGGCGGTGATAAATCAGCTTGTTTGGGAAATGTAAAGAAAGAGTGAGGAGCATGATCCTCTCACGGTTGATATTGGATTGAGGTTCGATTATATTGTCATCACCGGAGATGCGTTTTGACGTACACCGGTATTTTATCATGGGGGGTAGCGGAAAAAGGCAGTTTCTGTCTATATGATGATGTTCTTCACCTTGGTTTAAGAAAAGCTCATGCAGGATGCGCCTGCATGAGCTTCTGCATATTCTCTTCGCCCATTATAATGATATCATATGTACATACTACGAACAACTACGATTGGCTACGATTTTCGAGGAACTTTTGCAAGGAATCAGCAGCCTCTCTGTGTACTTGATATATATGAGACCCAGAATATTGCAATTCAGCCGCTATATCTTCCCAGATTTCCTCGCGGACATACCTTTTAATTAGCACCTTGCTGTAAATGCCAGCTGGCAAGAGGTCAATAGTGTCAATCGCTGCTTGTCGCTGTTTCTTTAGGATTTCGATCTCGCGTTCTAAATCCACAATTTTACCGACCGCATTTGCCATAGATGATTGTTCTCTTCTGGGATTGTGCGGCATTCCGCTGAGATTCGGAGAGATGTTTGTTGCCATCTCCTGTAAAGCCGCTATTTTTTCTTCTTTTGCCTCAATCGCCAGCCGCATTTTCTTTATGCTGTGTAAGAGTTCTTTTGCTGTCATGGAATCACCCCGCTTTTAAACGTTTCAGAAGATAATCAGGATCAACCTTTGTAAGTAATTTAAACCACCCTGAATGGAAGAACTCCTCAATTTCTTGCTTTTCTGCATATGCTTTTTTGCTTTCCGGGTATCTCTTTAGAATTCGTAGCGCGTGCCTGTAGTCATTTGAAGCCCTAATTACAATAGCATTTGCAAGGTTTTCTAAAAGTTCATCCATGTCAAACTCCTTTGTTGAGAAACTTGTGGCTCCCGTATTTTTTGACCAAATCCGACCTGCCACGCAAGAGGAGCGAAGCCAGTGACTGTGATCTGTCGTTTTCCACTTATTCTACTGTCTTGTAAAACGGACAAATGCCGTTTTCGAAATGGCTGTCATTAAGAATCATGCAGTCGCCATTTTTGCAGGCAAAACATTCACAATACTTTTCTGAAGCGCACGTTACTATTTCTGTATCTTTTCCCATGATAATTATCCTCCAATTACTTTTTTAGCATCTTCCAAGCTGTAAACGACCTCAGCCGTTCCGCCAGCTTTCTGTATTTGTTCTATCGTCGCCGCCTGCAGGCGGGTCGGCTTGTTTTTTCCGACCTTCACCTCCAGTGCTACGAATCTACCGTTATAGCAAATGATTATATCCGGTATTCCTGCTGTGCCGTACTGTCCGCCGTGTTCTTTCCAGAAGAAGCAACCATCAAGACCGGCGAGGTATTTGCGTATTTTCTCAATCAGGTTCTTTTCTAACACAGTTGGTGTTCCTTTCTTTTTGGTAACCGTAACCTTAAAACATAATTTTCTATAGGTACACAGGAGAAGGACTTACGTTATTTTTTTTATACATACGTGTAAATACATATATACCTGTAAAAATTGCGGTTATATAAGTTACGGTTCCCTTAGCGTTATAGTGCTTCTGCCTCTGTGACTATGAATCCGGAGACTATAATGTCCCCGGGATTTAAGACACAAAATTGACAAACTAAGTGACACCTGATAAAATAAAAACAGAAAAAGAAAG